TGCCAAAAATGAAAAAAATATTATTTTCTTAGGAAGGCTTGCGACTTATAAATATTTAGATATGTGGATGGCAGTTAAGCAAGCGATGTTGAAATTGAAAAATTTCGGTTTATTATCGTAAATAGAAAAATTAGTTGCAAAAAGCTTAATGGACGAAACTTACTATAAAACACTTTATAAATCAAAAAATTTTCAAAATGAAAACTGTAATTGTAACTGGAGTAACAGGTCAGGATGGCAGTCATATGGTTGACTATCTATTAGCCAACACCGATCACAAAATTATCGGAGTAGTGAGAAGGCTTAGTGTCCCCAATCATGAAAATCTTAAACATATAAATGATCAAAGATTTGTTTTGGCCGACGCTGACATTTGCGATCCGCAAAGTATTACGACTTTAATTCAAAAACACAAGCCAGACTATTTTATCAACTTTGCCGCTAACTCTTTCGTTGGGTCAAGCTGGGAAATGCCTTTGAATCATATGACTACAAATTGTTTAGCGGTCATGTTTCAACTTGAGGCTATTAGAAAGTTCTCGCCATCTTGTCGTTATTATAATGCGGGTTCTTCTGAAGAATTCGGCGATGTTTTATACAGTCCTCAAGATGAGCGGCATCCATTGCGTCCAAGAAGCCCATATGGAGCTTCAAAAGCTTCGGCTAGACACATTGTTAAGGTATGGAGAGAGTCTTATGGGCTTTATGCCGTGCAAGGCTGGTTATTTAATCACGAAGGAACTCGTAGAGGAATTGAATTTGTCACCAGAAAGATCACAAAAGGCGTCGCAAAAATAAAAAATCGCCTCGACTCGGGTTTTTTCTTTGAACCTATTGAGCTTGGCAATTTAGAGTCAAAAAGAGACTGGAGTGATGCAGAAGACTTTGTTGATGGCGTCTGGTTGATGCTCAACCAAAATAAGCCAAAAGATTATGTTTTATCTTCCGAAGAAACCCACTCGGTTAGGGAATTTGTTGAGCTTTCTTTTGCTGCCGCTGGTATAGAAGGGATATGGTTAGGTGAAAAAGGCACATTGGACGAAGTTTACCTTAATAAAGATACCAGAATGCCAATGGTTATCGTTAATTCAAAGTTCTTTCGCCCTGCGGAAGTAGAACTTTTACTAGGAGATTCTACGCCTGCTCGTACAGAATTAGGATGGAAACCAAAAACTAGCTTTTTCCAACTTGTAAAAAAGATGACGTTGGCCGATCTGCAATGAATTTATTAATTCAACATTGTTTGAATAGCGAGTTTGCTCCACTTAGGCTGAATGTCAAAAAAAACCTTGCTGATATATCTTTGTTTAAAAACGAAATTCATTGTTTGATTTCTGACTGCAAAGTAAACGTCTTGAGGTCGTCTGAATTTGTGGACAAGATGAGGCTTGACTTTTTTGTAAAATTTACAGAGATGGTTTTAAGCAGTTACCAAATGAACGATTTGTCGTTCGAAGTTATTGTAAATTTTAACGATGGACCTCAAAACGATTCGGAAGAAACCCGTTTTTGCTTTGCTCGTCCAAGACACAGTCCCCACATTTGCATTCCAGACTCTCATTTGTTTAAGACAATCTCTATATGCAATGCAATAGAAAATATAGATATTGAGTTCGATAAAAAATTAAATACCGCAGTTTTTTTTGGATCAGACACCGGAGCGCATTACAACAATTCTGTCCAAAGAATAAATCTTTGCAGAAGATACAAAAATAGCGATTTAGTTAAAGCTAAAATAACTAATTTCGTAGAGTTTCCCTTTGAAGATGAAATTTCAGCTGCGCACACAAGCATTCAAGATCAATTAAAACACAAATATATATTAAATATCAACGGAAACACAACATCTTGGGAAAGATTAATCTGGGCACTGAAATCAAACTCGGTTTGCCTGTTTGTCCGCCCGCCATCGTACCAAGATGAAATTTCTTGGTATTATCATATATTTGATTTAGTTCAGGGTGTTTTATATGTTGATGAATATTCAATCGAGTCTTTTGTTAAAAGCGCTGGATCAGACGAAAAATATATTCAATCGATTAAAACAGCCCAAAAAAACTTAGCAAATTATCTTGACAAAATTGATGTTCATGCTTTTTACTATTCTGAAGTCTTAAAGAAATACAATTCATTTTATAATGAAAGCTGAGTTACTTAATTTATTTGGCGACGACCTAATGGTTGTTAATGCAGCTAGGGTTAGTTACGGAAAATCTAAAGAAGTTTTAGACGAAAAAGACGCCAAGTTAATTAAATATCTTGTTGAGCATAAACATATTGCCCCATTTCGCCATCCACAAATTCAATTCAGAATTCAATGTCCTATTTTTGTGGAAAGACAGTTGTTTAAGCATCAGATTGGACTTTCAGCCAACTCAATTAGCGGCAGATATGTTGATTTCAGTGATAGCTATTTTTCGACGAAAACCTTGCGCAAACAATCCAAATCATCCAAGCAAGGAAGCGAGGGCGTTCTAAAAAGAGAAGACTTGGTGAAGAAAATGGACGATCATGTTAAAGCTTCTCAACTTCTCTACGCTGAATTGTGCGAGGCTGGAGTTGCAAAAGAGCAGGCTAGAGTTGTTCTTCCGCTTTGTCTTGAAACTACCTTTATTTGGACAGGCTCGCTATTAGCTTATTTACATTTTTGGGGTCTTAGACTTAAACCTGACACCCAACAAGAAACACGAGAAATTGCAGCTCAAATGCTTGAACTTGTAAAAAACACTAACAAGTTCCCACTTACTTTTGAGGCTTTTAGCCTTTAAGTGTAAATAGTTATGTGACAACGGAACTCATCAGCCTTTTTGGCGGCGCTATAACAGGCTTTATTTTTAGAATAATTGCATTAAAAGCAGAAGAAAGTAAAAATAGATTTGATAGAATGATGGCTGCAATTGATAAAAAAGATAAATCCGCAGATTTGGCCGAAAAAAGGGATGGGGATTTTGGTAAAGTTATCAGGCGTTTTATTGTTGTTTCTGTAATTTTTTCTATTGTTATTTCTCCTTTTGTAATGGCCTTACTAGGCATTCCCACCTATTTAGAGGTCAGTTATCAAGACGGGGGCAGTCTTTTTGGTTTGATTGCCGACAAGACGAAAACAGCGTTTGTCGAAATATCTGGCAATTTAATTACCACTGAAATTAGACAGTGCCTGATCGCGATTACTGGTTTTTATTTTGGATCGGCGGCAGCTGCGAACAAATCCTAAAAGTATTGACAAAGTCAATTATTTTGCCACAATTAAGGTATGAAGCAAAGAATTAATAGGCGAAATTATATAAATAATTTCGTTAAAATTCCAAAAAATGCAGATAGAAATTTTTGGATTAAAGAAATGGTTATTTTTAAAAAATTAGAAGCCATTTATGGAATTGAGTTTCTTTCTCAATTTGTTCCTCCTGAAAAGGTAGTGTCTTTGGCTATTTTCTATTCCGACTACGGAAAGAAAAAGCTTGAAAGCTATAAGAATCAATTTTACTATCGTCCACAAGCAGTAGACGCCCCAGTCATCTCCGAAAAAGTTGGAAATGACGCTGAAATTAAAACCAAACAAACACTTAGAGAATTTTTATCATGAGCAGAAAAGCCAAAGAAGAGCAAAAAGAAGATGGTATTTCATCCAAGAATATTCTTGGCGATTTTTTAAAATCCAATAAAGCAGATCATTATAATTTTGAAGATGCGGTTAATTATAAAGTTTCAACAGGCTCACTGAGTATGGACATGTGTACCAGTGGTGGACTTGGACCAGGTTTGCATAGATTTGTTGGCTTCACAGAAGGAGGTAAAACATCTGCCGCGTTAGAGGTGATGAAAAATTTTCTCCAAACGGTTCCAAATTCAAAAGGTTTTTATATTAAGGCAGAAGGGCGACTTTCTCCAGAAATGCAGAAAAGGTCTGGAGTAAAGTTTGTTTTTGATTCGAGTGAATGGGAAGCTGGAACTTGTTTTGTTTTTGAGTCTAATATTTACGAAACTGTCGTTGACGCCATGCGCAAACTCGTTATGTATAACGACGAAAAGAACAAATACATGTTCATCGTTGATTCTGTTGATGGCTTGATTGCCAAAAATGATTTGGATAAAAGTTTTGAAGAGTCGATGAAAGTTGCTGGTGGTGCTGTTATTGCTGCGAATTTAATGAAAAAAATATCCATCGCGCTAACCAAGCGTGGGCATATGGCTATTTTTATATCTCAAGTTAGAAGCGATATTAAGCTTGATCCGTATAGTGCGGCTCCAATTCGTCAAACATCTGCAACGGGAGGTAATGCGTTGCTGCATTTTTCTAATTTTATTTTTGAATTTGAGCCTCGCTTTGAGGGAGATATTATCTTAAAAGATCCTTCTATTAAAAAATCAGATCCAATTAAAAATCCAATTATTGGACATTATTGCAAGATTTATATAAAAAAGAGTCCAAACGAGAAGAGCAAAAATAGAATTACATACCCAATTAAATATGGAAGGTCAAATGGCCGATCAGTTTGGGTGGAAAAAGAAATCGTTGAAATGCTTTTGGGCTGGGAACTTGTAACTCGTTCTGGCCCTTGGTATTCCGTATCTGAAGATTTGGTAAAAATAGCTAAAGATGCTGGAGTAGATATGCCTGAAAAGTTTCAGGGGGAACATGCTATTTTTGAATTTGTAGAAGCCAATGAAAATTTGTGCAAAACACTGCATAAATATTTTGTTGAAATGATCGCCGAAAATTCAGAAAATGAAATTCAAAACGCTTAATGGCAAAGACAAGCTTTTGAAGAATGCGAAAAAATACATTATTAATTGGGAAGGTAAATCCAAAAGCAATATCCAATGGAAAGTTAAACAATTTTTATTTTCATACTGGAAACATGATATTGTTTTTGAGGAGCTAAGGATAGTTGGGACTAGATTATCTATTGATATTTATAACGCAAATAAAAAAATAGCAATTGAAGTTCAGGGCAAACAACATTTGTCTTACAATCCTTATTTTCATGGGAATGATCGTTTAAAATGGCTCTCGCAATTACGAAGAGACGATTTAAAGCTGAAGTTCTGCTTGACAAACGATATTAAACTGGTAGAAATATACGAAACAGACGTTATCTGCAAGGAAACATTTAACAATCAAGGAGTTATCTTATAATGGACGAATCTTCAAAAGACAAAGAGTTTTTGTTTCCGCCAGAAATGGTGGAGCAAATTTATGAATTGTCTGGTGGCGCGGAAAATTACAAAGGAGTAATTCTTTGCATTTGCACACAAAATGGAACCCCTCAAATTTTTACTCGATTTGATTCGGTTGTCACTTCTCTTGGTTTGAAGAAGGCTCTTGAAGAATATCTTAATTCCGAAGAAGTTGATCTTAGCGACGATAAAAACTAATGCTTTATTCTTTAGAAGTCGAAAAGCAGCTTTTGGCTGGATTAATTCAGTTTCCAGATACTTATGCTGAAATTTGTGATTTTATATCTGAATCTGATTTTTATTCAGACGAAACTGTTGTCCATAAAACTGTATATCATATTCTAAGGAAGTGTCTTGAGAATAATGAAAAGATAGACGAAATAATTATCGCACAGAGAATTAAAGAAATAGGCATTTCGTTTGAAGATAATATTGATGTTTTTGATTATCTTCGCTCTCTTGCTTTAAGAAAGGCCAATAAAGCTACTGCGATTTCAGCCGCGAAAGAAATAAAAAAATATTCTATTCGTAGGACAATCTACAAATCAGCGCTCGATGTCGCGGACAAGATGAAGAAAATTGCGCCCGATTCTTCTTATCAAAAGATAATAGAAGAAGCTGATTCTGCATTTAATAAGACAATTAATCTTTATGAAAACAATGACGAGAAACCTATCAACATCTTTGAAGAAATGGAGAATGTCATTGAAGAGCGCGGCAATAATCCTATTACTGAATTTGGTTTCATGGGTCCATTCCCCACCGTTAATAAAATTTACGGCTCTCTTTTAAGGCCCGGTAACATTTCAGTAGTTGTAGCTAGATCGGGCGTTGGTAAAACTTTGCTTGCCTTAAATTTTTCTACGAAAGTTTCCGCTAAATACGACGTTCCAGTTTTGCATTTTGATAATGGTGAAATGAGCAAAGAAGAAGTTATTATGCGCCAGTGTGCTGCTTTAAGCCATGTCCCCGTTCATTTGTTAGAGAGCGGGCTATGGAGAAAAGCTGGGGCTGAAACAGTTGATAAAGTTCGCTCTACTTGGAATAAGATTAAAAAACTTAAATTTTATTATTATAATGTAGGAGGAATGACGACAGATCAAATGATTAATAATCTAAAAAGATTT